GAAAAAAATCAGATCATATTTTAAAAATGATTTGTATTTTTGTAGCTTAGATCAAATATATCTTTATAAAAACAATAATGGTTATCACTCGTTTGGTGATAGATGTTTTGTTAAACCGATAATAAATAAAGATAAATTAAGCAACAAAAAAGAACAAGCCCTTATAGGTATACTAAAATATAGTAATAACTCATTAGAAGCGCTTAATATTAATCCTGGTGATGTTGTGGGTTTTACACCTAACAGCGAATGGGATTTTATTATTGAAAATGAAAGAGTTTATTGTATGAAATCAAATGATATTGTAATTAAATATGAGCACAAAGGAAACGAAGAAGAATATAATCCAAGCTGGGCGCGTAGCTGTTGAAGAGCTTATAAAGGTGGCTAAAGAACCTATTGTAGATTCAGACGATGATATATCTGCAGACAGACTTAAAAATGCTGCAGCAACAAAAAAATTAGCAATATTTGATGCTTTTGAAATATTACAACGTTTACAAGAAGAAGAGGATATGTTAAACGAAAAACCAAAAGAAGTTAAAAAAGAAAGAACTTTTGCTGGTTTTGCTGAAGGTAGATCTAAAAATGTATAAACAAACTTTATATAAAATACTAGAAGATCATATTCCAAGTAAAGTTTTAAAAAGAAATAACAAAAGCAATAGTTGGGAATATGGTTATAACGAAGAACACGATGTTGTAGTTATAAGTAAAACTGGTAAAATAGGTCAAGTGTATGAGATACAAAACCTAAAAATAGCTTTACCAAAAAAAGAAAATATATATAAGTTTGATAACAATAAGTGGACACAATTTGAATATCCAAAAGAATTAGATAGAATTAAATCTACTTTTGATTGGAAACAATATCCACTAGATTTTAAAGAAAAGTGGTATGATTACATCGATAATGAGTTTACCCGTAGGGAGAAAGGTTTTTGGTTTTATAACAAAGACATTCCTACTTATATTACTGGTACTCATTACATGTACTTGCAGTGGAGTAAGATTGATGTCGGGGCACCAGACTTTCGGGAGTCAAATAGATTATTCTTCATTTTCTGGGAAGCTTGTAAAGCCGATGATAGATGTTACGGACTGTGCTACCTTAAGAACAGACGTTCTGGGTTTTCCTTTATGGCGTCAGGAGAGGTGGTTAACTTGGCAACCATATCATCTGACTCTAGATATGGTATATTATCAAAGTCCGGTCCTGATGCTAAAAAGATGTTCACAGACAAGGTGGTACCCATATCGGTTAATTACCCCTTCTTTTTCAAGCCGACCCAGGACGGTATGGACCGCCCAAAGACCGAGCTTGCCTACCGTGTACCAGCCTCAAAGTTCACCCGTAGAAAGCTCACCGCTGCCTACGACGAAACCGAGGACGAATTACAGGGATTGGACACCACAATCGACTGGAAGAATACAGGTGACAACTCCTACGATGGGGAGAAACTTAAACTCCTCGTCCATGATGAAAGCGGTAAATGGGAGAAGCCGAACAACATCCTCAACAACTGGAGGGTTACAAAAACCACGCTAAGATTAGGTGGTAGAATTATAGGTAAGTGTATGATGGGATCAACCAGTAATGCACTTGACAAAGGTGGTAATAACTTTAAAAAACTATATTATGATTCGAACGTCAAAGAAAGAAACGCCAATGGAGAGACTCGCTCAGGATTATATTCTTTGTTCATACCTATGGAATGGAACTACGAAGGATACATTGATTCTTATGGCTTACCTGTCTTCGAAACTCCAATCGAAAATACAGAGGGTCCGCACGGAAGAAAAATAAAAATAGGTGTACTAGAATATTGGCAAAACGAAGTTGATGGTTTAAAAAAAGATCAAGAAGGTTTAAATGAATTTTATAGACAGTTTCCAAGAACAGAACAACATGCGTTTAGAGACGAAGCTAAACAATCTTTATTTAACTTAACTAAAATATACGAACAAATAGATTATAACGAAGATTTTAGAACAAACACTTTTGTTACAAAAGGATCGTTTCAATGGCAAAATGGTGTTAAAGATACTAAGGTTTTATTTGTTCCTAATGATTCAGGTAGATTTAGTGTAACTTGGGTTCCACCTTTAAATTTACAAAATCGTGTAATAATTAAAAATGGATTAAAATACCCAGGAAATGAACATTGTGGCTCTTTTGGTTGTGATCCATATGACATATCAGGTACTGTTGACGCGCGTGGTTCTAAAGGATCACTTCACGGATTAACAAAGTTTTCAATGGAAGATGTGCCTAATAGTATGTTTTTTTTAGAATACATAGCAAGACCACAGACTGCTGAGATATTTTTCGAAGATGTTCTTATGGCTTGTGTGTTTTATGGAATGCCTATATTAGCAGAAAATAATAAACCTAGACTTTTATATCATTTTAAAAGAAGAGGTTATAGAGGTTATTCTATGAATAGACCAGATAAAGTATATATGAAATTATCTGTAACAGAAAAAGAAATAGGTGGAATACCTAATTCAAGTCAAGATATAAAACAAGCTCACGCGGCTGCTATAGAATCCTATATTGAAAATTATGTAGGTAAATTAGACGAAGGTTATGGAAACGTATATTTTCAAAAAACTTTAGAAGATTGGTCTAGATTTGATATAAATGATAGAACAAAACACGATGCTTCTATTAGTTCAGGTTTAGCAATAATGGCTTGTAATAAAAATCTTTACACGCCAGTTTTTAAAAGAAAATTAGAAGTTAAAAACCTTGGTTTTAAAAAATATGACAATAAAGGATTTAGTTCAAAAATAATAAGATAAATGATTTACACTAATTACGCAGGTTCGTTTCCTAGTCAGGTAGTATCTGATGAAGAAAAGCAAAGTTATGATTATGGTTACGCCGTAGGACGAGCTATTGAAGGAGAGTGGTTTTCTGGAGATAGAGGGGGTTTAGGTAATAGATACCAGAATAGCTGGTTAAATTTTCATAGATTAAGACTTTACGCAAGAGGTGAACAACCTGTACAAAAATACAAAGATGAATTAGCTGTCAATGGCGATTTATCTTATTTAAATTTAGACTGGAAACCAGTACCTATTATACCTAAGTTTGTAGATATAATAGTTAATGGTATGTCTCAAAAAATATTTGACATTAAAGCTTTTGCTCAAGATCCTGAATCTTTAAAGCAAAGAACAAAGTATGCAGATGCGATAATGCGAGACATGTATGCTAAAGAAATTATTGAAGCAACTAATCAAGCTACTGGTATGAATTTTTTCAATACCAATGATCCTAATAATATACCAGAATCTCAGCAAGAATTAGATCTTCATATGCAATTAAGCTATAAACAATCAATTGAAATAGCTGAAGAAGAGGCTATAGAGAATGTTTTATCTTATAACAAATACGAATTAATAAAGAAAAGATTAATACAAGATTTAACTATAATAGGTATAGCTGCTGTTAAAACAGATTTTAATTTAGCTAACGGTGTTACTGTTAATTATGTTGACCCTGCTAATTTAGTTTATTCATACACGGAAGATCCTAACTTTGATGATATATATTATGCTGGAGAAGTTAAATCAATAAGTTTAGTTGAGCTTAAAAAACAATTTCCTGGTTTAACAGATGAAGAACTTAAAAAAATAGAAAAATTTCCAGGTGACGCAAATTATACTAGGAATTTCTATGCACAACAAGATTCATATAATCAAGTTCAAGTTTTATATTTTGAATATAAAACATACAGCAATCAAGTATTTAAAATAAAACAAACAGATCAAGGTTTAGAAAAAGCTTTAGAAAAACCAGATACTTTTAATCCTCAACCAAATGATAATTTTGAAAGAGTAGGTAGAAGTATAGAAGTTTTATATACAGGAGCAAAAATACTTGGTCATGAAATGATGTTAGATTGGAGGTTATCTGAAAATATGACTAGACCTAATTCTAATTTAACAAAAGTTAATATGAATTACTCTATATGTGCACCACGTATGTATAAAGG